AATCCTTGCCGCAAGGGCAGGGCGCGGTATTTATCGGATGGAAGTCGGTTAAAGAGCATCCGCCGTGGCGGTCGCAGCCGTTGCTGCTGGCGCTCTCTGTACCGTTACTGGGCTGCCCTTGGGGCTAGGCTGTTCTGCGGTGTTTAGTGAAGCGTTAGATGAATAATCGCATATGCGATTAATTAAGTCAAGCGCAAATGCGATTATGGCAAGTCCAGACCGCTCATTGCTACCTGTCTACTTGTTCTGCCATTGTTTCTGTTGGCCGCTTGCCAGAGCGCCCAGCCGCCGGCGGACGTGTGAAGCCCAGCGTGGCTTGAAAGGTAGATCGCGAGCTGGGAGTCCAGGTGGCCTAGGCCATGGCCCCGACTATGGATCGCAGGAGTGGTGCAACGCGGTGCATTTCAGGCTGTACGGTCAGCAGGCTTCTGAGCTGGTGCCGCGTGATCGGTCATGGATGGAAGAGGTGGAGAGGGCGCTTCGAGGTAGATAGGCAAGAAAAAAGCCCCGTGAGGGGCTTGTTTTTTCTCGGTCGTGATGCATGGGCATCGCGCTATGGTGGCTGTCTCAAAAAATAGCCGCCGTTCGTGACAGCATACTGTGGTGAGCGGCTGCCACTCGGCGGGCGCAAAATCACAATATGAGGTTGCACGATGAATCTTGAAGAACTGAAGAGAAATTTGGTGGTGATCCAACGGCAGGTTGAAAGAATGCTCGACTGCGAACAACCCAATATTCTGCTACCGGTTTTGATGAAGCAGATGGAATGGTTGGAATGGAAGATTGACCAAGAAGAAGGTGCTGGTTAACTAGGGCAACTTACTGGACAGAGTCTAGGCGAAGAAAAACCCGCCGAGAGGCGGGCTATGGCAGCACTGGGCCTTAAGAAGCAAGCGCTATTAGCTGTTCTGCTCCTTCGGAGGCATTATGCACTGGGTACAATCTAATCTCAGCTCCATCAGCTTCACGTTCAATTGCTAATTTGTTTGATGCAATGCTCTCTCTTTGATGCTCGCCAATTGATGGATCGTCTAGGCGCGGTATAGCTGTAATTAAACCAGCCCTTGGAACTCTGGATAAATTTGCAGCCCTGGATAACTCCCATAGCTTTGCGCGTGCATCTCTAACACTGGCAGACTGTCGAACAGGATGAAGAACTGAAAAATGCACGATAACGGCAGGAGAAAAATAGCCAAATTTCACTAAAGATCCGCCTGCTATGAGTCTGCCTCCTTTGCCAAATCCGTACATTAAGTCCGGCCTGCGTGCAAACACAGTTTCCCGTACCTCGGTACTGAATCGCTTGTTTACCTCTTCAGCCTGCGGGGCGTCGTTCTCTTCTTGCTCATCAAATTTGTCAATTTGCGCTAAGCTTGAATAGAGTAGGGCCGCAACCTGCAGAAGTTCAGGCAGAGAATCAACTCGCACGAATCTAGCTTCCCCAGGAACCAGTCCTGCGACCGAAAAACCAATAGTGTTGATGTCGTTCGTGGACTCTGCAGCTACTGCATAAGTTTTTAGAGCATGATCTATGAGTGTTTTTGCATCGGCGGAAGCCTTTCCGTAAAGCGAGTCTAAGACATCGTCGCGGATGATGCGCTGAGCTGCCCATTGGCCTTTAAATCCATGAACCAAACCAACCATGAGCCGCTCACCCGTTCCAGCAACGGGCTCCCAGAAGAGCGCCCTCCATGGGGTCAGAGAGTCGGTAGCTGTATCAGTCATCATGACCTCATAATAAACTAGCCGTACTCGGGAAGCGAGTAATAATGAGGTTAGCAACGTTAGTTATGCGTCTTGCAACGAAGCTAGCGATATCATTGCTTCCGAGGTATAGGTCAGTTAGGCTGCCTGCACTGGTTACCGCGGTCTTGTCGAACGATAAAGCCCGAGCGACGGCGGATTGGGCAATAGTGTTGACCTTGTTGGTTTGCTGAACTATCAGGGCCAGCTTGTTGATGTCTGGCATAGACTCGCCTGCCTCCAAGCACATAGCGTGGTCGATCCAGGCCTCATCTTTTCCATCCCACAAAATATTTCCAAGGTTCCTATCGCGGTTCCCAATAGCCTCATCAGCAGCAAGTGCCGTGGGAGTAGATTTAAAGCTCGCGGTCAGCTGGTACGCGACTTGTTCTGCTGCCCGTTTAGCTGGACCGTCGGGGATTGATTCCAACCCTAGGGCTTGTTTGAGATTTGGATATCCGACATCTGCGCTGCCAAACCCTATCTCGGAGTCTAACCTGACCAAGTACGGATCTGGAGTGTTAAGTCCCCACGCGCGTAGCAGCAAGGCACAAAAACACTCAGAAGCGATCTGTTCTATCGGGCCGCGCTTCAGGATCGCTGCTCGCCTAACGCCAGCTGGTGTGACCAAGATGCATCGCTGCGCACCAGTTACCCCGTCTCCAGCTGGAGTCTCTGTCCCTGGGATTAAGTCCGCAATTTCCAGATTCATCGCTTAACGAGCCTCCTTTGTACTCTGTCTTATCACCTTTACCACCTTAGCTGTGCCATACAAACGTTCATCTAAAATTCTGAACGCCTTAAAATCCTAACTCGCACCTGTATGCCCATCATCTTCTCTGATACCTCTTGCTCCCTGTGCTTGTCTCACAGTACCTGCCGCCCCTCGGTCCTGTGCAGTAGGTCCCGCTCGAGCACGAACAACTGCTGTTAGACCTGAGGGCTTGCGGAGCCGGCCTGGTCGGGGGGCTTGTCGCACCGATATAGGCAGGGCAGGAACGCTTGCTGCCGCTGGCTGAGCCGTCATTGCACACAAACACTTCACCCTCACAGTGAGAAATGCCGCCTTTTTTGCCGCTGCACGGCTTGTTCTGCGCCAGTGCAGGAGGAGCGAAAAGCAGCAGAGCCAAAAGGAGGGCGGGCGTGCGCATCAACGCGAGTGCTCCTACCGTTGAGCTTCCTTGGTTTCCGCCGTTGCGATTGGTTCAGCAGGTAGCTGCGCGTCCTGGTTGCACCCACGCTCAGAAGCTGTTTCTTTGAGCTGCTTCAGCCGCGTGTTGGCGCTTTTGATAGCGTTATCCTTCTCCATCAAATTACCGATCCCAAAATCGCCCAGGAAAGACAGTACCGACCTACCATCGAACTCGCTCTCTTTGGATACATGATCGAGAAAGCCCATGACTTTTGCCTCTTCCAAGGCAATCTCTCGGCAGGTCATGGTTCTACGCTCGTAATCGGTCAGCTCGCCTTGGCGACCATAGTTTTTGGTGGCGCATCCGACAAGCCCTATGGCAACAAGCGCGACAGCAAACTTCCTCATATTTCTCCCCTCACATTTACTAATAAGAATTAACTCTAGTTACTTCAATGTTAAAAAATAAGGAGCCAAACGGCTCCTTGTCTCACGATCTTCTATAGTACTTCCTATGCTCCACCATCGTTCCGATGATCTGCACGTGGTGCTGGTCGCTTCGCATTGACGGGTAGTCCTGGTTGAGCGGTACCAGTTCGAACACCTCCTGGCCGTCGTCGCCGATGCGCAGCAGGCGGTACTTCTTGAATGTTGCCTCTTCGTCGCTGTTCTTGGCCACGACGAAATCGCCAGGCCGGGGGCTGACCTCACAATCAACAATAATACGGTCGCCTTCCTTGAACTCTGGCTGCATGGAGTCGCCCTTGATCTGGAGTGCGAAGGCGCGCTCGGACAGATCCAGGTCAGTCAGCAGATACTCCATCCCCTCGAACGTGAAGTTCTGACCCGGGTCGCAGAATACGCCGGCCTGTACGTAGTTCAGCAGGGGGATGCGACGTTCGCCCACAGCTGCAGGGATTACGTTTGCGTCGAATGGTTGTGAACTGACTTCTTTATTCGGCCGCATTTGACCTCGACCTGTTTCAAGCCATTCAGGTAGCACGTTCAGCGCTCTGGCAATCTGGAGCAGCTTCCCGCTACCTTGATTGCGCCCATTCTCTATGCTGCCAATAGTCGATTGGCCCGTGCCGATTAGCTTGGCTAGGGATGCTTGCGAGAGCCCTGCTTGTTCTCTGGCAGATTTGAGGCGTTTGGCGAGTGTATCCATATCGCAATTGTGATAGATAACTTAATCGCATTGGCGCTTGATAAATAATCGTAAATGCGATTAAATGGGGCATGAATTGGAAATCCATGATCGCAGACCTGAGACAAGCGGGCTGGACTCAGGCGCAAATTGCTACAGCCCTCGGTGGACGCCCACAGTCGTGGGTCGCTGACATTGCGAGGGGCCGCTACAAAGACCTCAAGTGGTGTGACGGCGAGCGGCTTAGGGCGCTCCATACGCGCGTGACAACGCAGGAGAACAGCCATGCCTGATCCAAAAGACCGTGAGCCGATCCCGATCGGCCCTACTGACGTCTAGTGCAACGTAGCGGCCCCGGCTTCGCCCAAGCCATGCAGCTCGTTCCACAACAGCCGATCCAAGACGCCCTCCACGTGGGCCTCTGTTGGGTATTCAAACATTTGCCTGGCCAGCTCGGTGGCACGGTCCAGCAGCTCCAGGCGCTCAAAGTCGATTTCTTCTTCCATGCCGGTAGTGTCCGGCCCACTCAGATTCTTATCCATACGTAGTTCCCGAGGATTGCAAAAGTCTCAGGAGCTACTTTACGAAAGCAGGACGGATCAATCATGCGAAACGAATCGCACAAATCCAAGCTAAAGACCTTGCTGCACTACGTAGATCAATGGCGGGCTCGGGCGGGCAGCCGCGAGGCAGTGGCGCTGGTCATCGTGGAAACCCACCAACAGCTTGGCCTGGAAGCCAGCAGCAAAATTCGCTTCGAGACGGCTGGTGACACGTTCACGCTGGCCAAGAACGCGGCCGATCGGATCTTTCGCTGGCTCGACGACCAGACCAAAGACAACAACTACATGCCGGCGAACTTTGAGCAATCGATTCTGCTGGCCATGCCTGAGGACCTGCGCTACGCCTACGTCAACGAAATGCTACGCCCGTTGGGCTTCTCGGCGCGCAAGTTCATTTTCTGCTTCGGCCAAGAGTTCGACGTGGTGGACCGAGTGAAAGCGATCAACAAGGAAGGCTCTGAGGCGATGGCTGCCGTGCTGAATCTCTCTCAGGACAGCAGCTTGGAGGCGATGGAGGCGGCACATAAGGAGCTGTCCGAGTCCATCGGCACGCAGCGCGCGGCTCGCTCAGCGCTGGAAGAGCAGATCGCCCAGCGTAGGCATGTGGAGGCCTGACATGCGTTTGATTTACCGGGAATTCACGCTGCGGGACGGCCTGAGCTGGAAGAATCTTGTGGCTCTGGTGCGTGCGAATGCGCGAGCCGCCATCGACAGCGATAAGCCCCTCAAGGTCATAGTCACCCAAGCGGAAGCGAAGCGTCGCAGCGTCCAGAATCGGTACTACTGGGCGGCCGTGATTACTCCCATAGCAGAACAGGCTTGGGTGGACGGGCGCCGGTTCAGCAAAGAGTCCTGGCACGAGCTGTATGGGCGGCTGTTCGGGGTCTGTGAGGACATCACGCTGCCCGATGGTGAGGTGGTTACCCGCCGGCTCTCCACCACCGATATGACGGTCTCGCAGTTCTCCGAGTACTGCGAGCACGTCCAGGCTCATGCCGCCCAGGAATATGGGGTTGAATTTTCATGAAGGCCTGGAACAGCACATTCAAAGCGCCGGCAAAGCCCATGCAGCGCAGCAAGCCTATGAAATTCAAGCAGAACCGAAAAGCCGGTTTGGCTTCACGAGGGATGAAAGGGCGTTCGGTTACTGCTGAACAGAAGGCGTTTCACGATCTGCTGGCCTCGATCGGCTGCGTTGCATGCCGCCTGGATCGTCGCCCAATTGGTCCGGTGTCTATCCACCATATCGACGGGCGCACCAAGCCTGATGCCCACTGGCTGGTGTTGCCGCTATGCGCTGGCCACCACCAGGACGGCACTGGTGTTCCTGGCCTGGTCTCGGTTCACCCCTGGAAGCCCCGATTTGAGTCTATCTACGGCCCACAGCGCGACCTACTGCGCCTGTGCGTTCAAACACTGCTGGACCGTGGCGCCTCTGTTCCTGATGGCGCTCTAAGAGCAGCAAACCTGATTTTGGAGACAGCATGAGCACGATCATCATGTCTCAATGCTGGCCACTGCAGGGCATGTCGCCTGCGCAGAAAGCCGTGCTGATTTCGTTGGCGGACAACGCCAATGACCAAGGGGTGTGCTGGCCGTCCGTGGAGAGTATTGCGGTTCGTACCTGCTTGTCTGAGCGGTCCGTGCAGAACGCCATCAAATGGCTGACTGATGCCGGCGCGTTGCAAGTCCAACAGCGCCAGGGCCGTTCGACTGTGTATACCGTAACCCCCGCAGCATTTGCACCCCCGCAGGAAATGCGGGGCGCAAATAACGACGAAACCCCCGCAAATAACGACAGAACCCCCGCAGCATTTGCACCCACCCCCGCAGCAGCTGCACCCAGAACCATCAAGGAACCATCAAGGAACCGTAAGGAACCGCCAAAAAGGCGCGAGGAAGCCGAAGCGCTTGTCCTGCCCGACTGGCTGGATCCTGAAGACTGGGCGCGGTGGGACCGATTCAGACGCAAGAAAAGCGCCAAAGCATGGACGGATGAGGCTGCAAGCCTAAGCCTGCGCACTCTGACCGAGCTGAGAGACGCTGGCCACGATCCCACGAAGGTGATTGACCAAAGCATTGAGCGGGGCTGGACAGGCCTTTTCGAATTGAAGAAACCGATTGCAGGAGCAGCGAAACATGGGAACTTTGCGAACCAAAACTACCGAGCCGGTGTCCGTCCAGATGGCAGTTTCTAGCCTCATTGGTCAGATGAAGACTGAAGACAGGGCCTGTGATCAGCATGGCGCCTATGTTTCCAGCTTCTGGAGCCTGGGCGGTGGGTTCTGGACTGACTGCCCTGCATGTGAAAAACAGCGCTGCGACCAGGAGCAGGTTGAAGCAGCGCGCCAGGCGGAGCACAACCGTGCCCAGGCACGGATGCGCAATGCTTTGCAACGCGCTGCTATCCCACCACGGTTTGCCGACCGTCGTTTCGAGACATTCGAGCCGCATTGCGAAGGTGCTGCCCATGCCCTGGAGACGATGCGCAGTTACGCCAGCCGGTTTGACGAGACGCTGAAAGCCGGGCGCTGCATGTTGCTGGTGGGCACGGTAGGGGCTGGAAAGACGCATTTAGCCGCCTCGACCGCCCACAGCGTGATAGAGCAGGGGTATTCCGCCGTGTTTGCCTCGGTCATGAGTGCGGTTCGCAGCGTTAAGGAAACGTATCGGCGGGATTCGGAGCGGACAGAGCGCGATGCAATCAATGCGCTGATTGCGCCTGATCTGCTGATCTTGGACGAGGTCGGCGTGCAGTTTGGCAGCGACGCTGAGAAGCTGATTCTGTTCGAAGTCATCAACGGGCGCTATGAAGAAGTGAAGCCCACCATTCTGCTGAGCAACCTGGATATCGACGGGCTGAAAGAGTTTCTAGGTGAACGCGTCATGGACCGCCTTCGTGAGGGCGGCGGGAAGATGATCGTTTTTGATTGGGCTAGCTATCGGAGGCAAGCGGTATGATTTGGGCTCTTTTCACCGGTTTAGAAGAGGTTCGTTATGTCAGCAAGATCGTTCGAGGACGCAACCAGGCAAGACAAGATAGATTTGCTCGGGCCGGAGTTCGCCGCAATCCATGTTATCGACGCGGATTTTTCCGGTTCGGTAATAGTGGTGAGAGTGATTTTGGAGGGGCAAGTTGTCTCATTGGTGGGCGATCCGCAACAAGCATTAGCAACGTACTTAGCGGGGCAGTCTGCCAACGAGGGCCCGCCAAGCTAAGATTCATTGGTTGTTGTGGGGCGGCCTTTAAAAATTCACATCAATTAAGGCCGTACCCCAGAGCATGTGACGCAAAGCACATGCTCGTGCTCTCGGGCCGGGATTGAGGAGAGCATAAGACATGACAAAACATGACATCGTGCTGGCCATCGACCCCGGGACCGAAGAGTCGGGATGGTGTGCTTACTTCGGCGGCGAAGTGGTGCAGTCCGGGGTGATGGCCAATGTCGAGCTGCTGCAGTACGTGCAGCGCGACCATTTCCAGATCAACGGGTACCGCCTGGCCATCGAGATGGTGGCCAGCTACGGCATGCCCGTCGGCCGGGAGGTGTTTGAGACGATGCGCTGGATCGGTAAATTTGAGCAGGCCTGGTATGCACCGGAGGCCGTGGAGTTGGTCTACCGCAAGGACGTGAAGTTGCACCTGTGCGGTGACCTGCGCGCCAAGGATCCCAATATCCGGCAGGCGCTGCTGGACCGCTTCCCGCGTACGGGCGGGGGTAAGACGCCCCAGGTAGGCACAAAGGCGCAGCCGGGGCCGCTGTATGGCGTCAGTAGCCACGCCTGGTCAGCGCTGGCCGTGGCGGTTTACTCGACGGACAGGAGGGCCGGCCATGCGTAGCCATAAAGAACTGTGCGAGCTAGCTGTGACCTGGCTGAAGCGGCCATACAGCGCCGGCGGTCCGGGTTGCGCTGTGGCCCTGAGCGAGTGCCGGACCGGCGCGGATGGTGAGGTCCCGGATGCGATCGGTTTTCGCACAGGGCACGGCGCGGGCAGCGTCTTGATCGAAGTGAAAACCTCGCGCGCCGACTTCCTTGCGGATCGGGCCAAGCCCCACCGCCAGCAGGGCGGGGTAGGGGACTGGCGCTATTTCATGGTGCCCGAGGGGCTTCTAAGTGTGGCGGACCTGCCGGCGCGGTGGGGGCTGCTGGAGGTGAACAGTCGCGCGCACATTAAGGCCAGGGCGGGCCTGGCGCTGTATTACCGCTGCTGGGGAGGTCGTGAGGCCCAGGCCGACGCATGGCGATTTGCCGATATTGACCGTGGCCGTGAGCAGCATCTCCTGGTCCGGGCGTTGGCGAACACTGACCCGCAAGCTGTGCTGGAGCGGGTACGGAACGCACAAGGGGCCTATGCGCGGCTGCTGCGCCAGCTGGACAGCATCGCGCAGGCGGCCGGGCTGCCGAAGGGCGCGTCCAGCTATGAGGTGGAGCGAGTGGTCGGAATGCTCAAAGGGAGGACGCATGCAGAAGCTGAGCGGTGATGACCTGCTTTGGAATTGGGCCCGCTGGTGCTGGTCCGGGGAGACGGTCGGGAACATGGAGCGATACGTTCCCTGGGAGGATGACTTCCGGCCCATCAACCAAGACCATGCCCAGGCCGTTGATGCTCTGTACCGACGCCTTCCTAGGCATGAGGCCATGGTGGTGCAGGCCGAGTACACGCGGAAGAACTCGCATTACGGCCACCTGTCGGCATCGGAACGCCTGGTGATGGCGCGACGCTGGATCCGGCAGGTTACGGGCGCCATTTTGCGGGACGAAGATTACAAGCGGCACCTGGAGGAGTTCAGGACCAAGGTGGAAAAGGAGGTATTGCAGTGAAGTATGCCAAGGAGGTAATGGATCTGATGGGACCGTACCCAGGACGACATTTCCGCATGGCTGACATTGTGCGCTATGTGGCGCCGCAAGCCACGGGGGCTGAACGCCAGCGCGTGCGGAATGGTGTGCTGAGGGTGTTGGAGTCCTTGGCAGAGAGCGGGCATGTTGTCGTTGCCCCTGCGGCATACCGTGGTGGGTTTGCCACTTATGCATGGCGAAAAGTGCCACATGAGGTTTCCCAAAAGTGCCACGAGAAGTGCCATAATTCGCTCAGGACAGTTGCGTCCATTTAAAACGAGACCCCGCCTTGAGCGGGGTTTTTGCTTATAGTCCATCTGTTTTTGCATGGCAGAATGTAGCTTCCTTTTACATTCTGGAGGTAACATGAAAAAGCTGATTTCTATAAGCGCTGTGCCTGTTTTAAATGAGAAAGGGGCAAGTATCGGCGAGCGTGTCTTTGGAGTTGCGGATGACGGTTCAGCCTGGTTGCTGCATTACTCTGCAGATCCAGGTAAACATCCTGTGTGGACTGAGCTTCCGAAGTTGCCGCAAAGCGGCGTACATATGACTATGACACCGCCACGTGCAAAATGACTGTTAACCGCCTTCGGGCGGTCTTTTTATGGCTATGAGCTATATCGGGGATATTCTTCGGTTTTCAGAGTCGCGTCCAAAAAATGCCCTGCTATGAGCGGGGTTTGGTCTGTTTGCATTTGACCTTGAAATTTCTACGGCTCAACAGTTATATTCTCGCCATTTAGGGGCCGAGGTCTCACATGTAGATAGCCATTCTCCGAGCTCATCAAACATAATTTGCGCCCAAGGGAGGTCGATCTCGTTACGATGAAGCCGTTGCCAAATATGTCCAATATATCCATCAATTCCTTTTGGATACGCAACATTGTCTTGGTCGAAATTTCCTTTTAAATGAGGTGATCCGTACTTGTCGCAAGGGCCTGAGTGGGCAACATGTTGAATGTCCCAGCCATCATCGGTCTTTGTGAAAGATAGCGTGGTTTGTGCTTTCCACCTATTTGTGTAGTAGCTGAGCTTAAGTCTATTCATGTAAAAATCCTGTTGGCTCTAAGGCCTGAAAATATGCTTATGAGTTTTCTGAAGATTCCTATATGGTTTGAACCTAGGTAAGAAATCTCAAAATATATTCTACAGGCGGATTCATAGTTCCTCCGTAAAAGGAGGAGCACTAAAATACATTGTGAGGTCTGTGCAGGCTTAATGCAGTAAAAGTTTCAGAAGGTGCTAATGTCCAAGGGTGGCGGCTTAATTAGGCCCCGCCATTTCTCGTTCAGCTGCCTTTGCCAAGAAGGCAGAGCGGGACAAATGCTGAGCCTTGGCCACGGCATCGATGCGGTGCACCAGGGATTCGGGCAGGCTGATATTCAGGCGGATGGCTTTGGTGCTGACCTTGGACAGGTCGATATCCACCATCATCCAGAAGCCGCCTTGGAAGTCCTCCTGGCCCGCCCAGGCTTCGGGGGCGCTGGGGCCGGGGATTGCCTCGGTCTCACCGTGAAAGTGAGCCTCAACGGCTTCCTGGGCGGCGCGGGGCAGGTCCTGCAGTTCATCGGCAGCGGCAAAGCAGCCGGGGAAGTCGGGAAAGGACGCGCCGTAGGCGCTGCCTTCATCCTTGTGTACGTGGATAGGGTAGAGCATTCGGTTCTCCTTCATGGCCTGCTTATCGCAGGCCAGCTTGTTTGAGGATGCTGCGCACTGTGGGCAGTGGCAGGTCCTTTTTAGGGTGCGGCACAGTGACCTTGCCGGGCTTGGTTGGGTGCTTGAACTGATGATGCGACCCGACTGTGTGGACCAGATACCAGCCGTCGGCTTTCAGTTGCTTGATGAGGTCTGTGCTGTTCATGTGTGTAATTATACACAATACACACGATTACACAACAGGCAATTGATCAACGTCCATTTTCTATTGTTTTCCAAAACACCCCATGAATGAGGTGCTGACATGGCCCTATGTGGCGCAAAGACGCGCAGCGGGGAACCATGTAAGCGCCATGCGGTGCCGGGATCCAAGCGCTGCAAACTGCACGGTGGCGGAGCCAGTAAGGCCAACAAGGGCAACAAGCATGCCGCCACCCCTGGGAGCATCTACTCCCGGTATTTCACCGAAGAAGAAAAAGACCTAGCCGCCCAGATCGAACTGGGCAAGGTTGATGAAGAACTGCGCCTGACGCGGATACGCCTGATGCGCGCGCTGGCCCGGGAGGCTGAGTACGCCAACACCCTGGAGCTGGACAGCGAGAAGCGCGAGCCGGTCATCATTGAGGGCGTGGTGGTCGCTGGTGCTGAGCAGGTCACCACAACCCGCAAGGTCCGGGACTACTCCAGCCTGATCGACAAGCTGACGGCTCGCATCGAGAGCCTGGAGCGCACGCGGGCCGAGCTGGCCAAGAGCGCGCCGCCGGACGAGACGCCGGTGGGCAAGATCCAAATCGAGATAGTGAATGCAAAGCCGAACCCTTCGCCTGCAGATGACGGAGCCGCAAGCGCGGTTCTTTCAGACTGAGGCCAAGTACCCGGCTTTCATCGGCGGCTTCGGCAGTGGCAAGACGGAGACCCTGGCCAACTGCGCGTTGCGCGACGCGCTGGAGTCTTCGGACGCGCTGATTGCGCTGTATGAGCCCACCTATGACCTGGTGCGCCTGATCCTGGCGCCGCGGATGGAAGAGAAGCTGTCCGACCTGGGCATCCGGTACAAGTACAACAAGCAGGAAAACATCATCTACACCAGTGCGCCCAATTGCGGTGACTTCATCCTGCGCACGCTGGAGAACCCGGCGCGCATCGTGGGGTATGAGTCCTACCGGGCTCATGTGGACGAGATCGACACCTTGAAGAAGGTGCAGGCCGAGGCGGCCTGGCGCAAGATCATTGCCCGGAACCGGCAAAAACCCAAAGGCGTGACCAATCCCTTCAACCGGGTGAGCGCGTACTCGACACCCGAGGGGTTCCGGTTTGCCTATGAGACCTGGGCGCGCAAGCCCAAGCCCGGCTACGTGATGGTCCAGGCGGCCACCTCAAGCAACCCCTTCCTGCCGGATGACTATGTGGACTCCCTACGCGAGTCCTACCCGGCCCAATTGATCGAGGCGTACCTGCAGGGCCGCTTCGTGAACTTGAACAGCGGCAGCGTGTACCCGTCTTTCTGCCGGCGGCTGAACCACAGCGCCGAGGTGGAGCGCCCCAACGAGACGCTGCATGTCGGGATGGACTTCAACGTGCTGAACATGACGGCCACCATCAACGTGGTGCGCGATGACTTACCGATCACGGTGGCAGAGCTGACCGAGGTGCGGGATACGCCGGCCATAGCCAAGCTGCTGAAGGAGCGGTTCAAGGACCGCGGGCATGCCGTGGTGGTCTATCCCGACGCCAGCGGGCAGAACACCAGCAGCAAGAACGCGAGCGAGTCGGACTTGAGCATTCTGAGGCAGGCCGGTTTCATCGTGCGCGTGAACAGCCGAAACCCGTCGGTACGCGACAGGGTGAATGCGGTCAATGCCATGTTGCGCAACGACCTGGGCGAGCGGCGCTGGAAAGTGAACACGGACCGCTGCCCGGTGCTGACCGAAGCCCTGGAGCAGCAGGCCTACGACAAGAACGGCGAGCCGGACAAAAGCACCGGCCACGACCATCCGAATGATGCACAGGGCTACTTCCTGGTGCATCGCTATCCGATTAATCGACCTGTGGTTACTCAAACTCTTGGTAGGCTGCGATGACCTTGAAAGTGAATGATGAAAGCCAAGCCTGGACGGATGGCAAGGCGAATCGGGATTTAATTGATGCGTTGCTCGGGGGAACGGACGCGATGCGTAAGGCAGGCAAGAAGTACATGCCAGCGTTCACCATGGAGTGCGATGAGGACTATCAGCGGCGGCTCGAATGCGCCACGCTCTTCCCCGCGTATTCTGAAACCGTCAAAAACATGACTGGCCGGGTGTTCTACCGCCCCATCAACCGCGATAACGTCGCCCCTGGCCTGGAGGAAGACATCAAGAACCTCGATCTGCAGGGGAACGACCTGGAGGTTTTTGCCGCGCAGTGGTTCGGCCAGGGGCTGGCTTATGGCGTCTGTTTTGTGCTGGTTGACTACCCGCAAACCAGCAACCTTTCCAAAAGGGCGGACGGGGTAGTCACCTTGCAGGATCTGGCGGCCGGGGGCGTGCGGCCTTATGCCCGCCTGGTCCGGCCTCACGATGTGATCGGCTGGATCGTTGAGCGGATCAACAACGTCGACACCTTGACCCAGGTGCGGATCCGGGAGGTGGCGCAGCGGCGTAGCGGCCGGTACGGCGTAGAGGCCGTGCAACGGGTGCGGGTCATTGAGCTGGACCGGTTCGAGGTCTGGGAGAGCCAGAAGTGCCAAGACGGCAACGAATGGGTCTTGGTTGATCAGGGTGTGAATTCGCTGGGCAGGATCCCGCTGGTGCCGTTCTACACGAACCGCACGGGTATATTGACGGCCAAACCTCCTTTGCTGGAGCTGGCGCATTTGAACGTCAAGCACTGGCAAGAGCAGTCCGACCAGGACGCCAGCGTGAGTTTTGCACGGGTGCGGATGGTCTATGCCAGCGGCGTCGAGCCGGGCACCAAGATCTCCGCCAGCGCGGACAGCGTCATCACGTTGCCTGAGGGGGGCAAAATTGGCGTGGTGCAGGGCTCTGCCGAAAGCGTCAAGGTAGGTGCTGACAGCCTAGCCAAGCTCGAAGAACAGATGCGAGAGGCCGGCGCCAAGCTGCTGGTCAAATCATCTCAGGCGACCAAGGCGGTGGCCCAGGCCCGTTCTGACGCGATCATTGAGCAATCGGCCTTGGGGGCCATGGCGCAGTCATTTGAGGATGCCATTGACCAGGTGTTGCAGCTGATGGCGGAGTACCGTGGCATCGGCGATGGCGGGCATGCGGACGTGAACGACGATTTCGATGCGCTGGACGATCAGGCCGCCGGCGTGGATGGCCTGACCAAGCTGGTGGCGGCGGAAATCATTTCTGAGGAAACGGCGTTCAATGAGGCGAAGCGCCGCGGGCTGATCAGCAACGAGCTGACCTGGGAGGCCGAGCAGGAGCGAATCCTGAACGGTACGGGCCATGCAGGATAGGTTCGCCGATCTGCACATGGACGTTCTGGCGTACTCCCGAGCCCTGGAGGCTTCGGCACGCGATCAGGTCCTGGCGCTGGGCGACGAGATCCAGATCCTGCTGGCAGGCAAGGACTTGTCTCGGCTGAATCGCCGTCAGCTCAGAGCGCTGCTGGCGCGCTTGGCTGCTGTGGTTGAGTCAGGCTATGGACAGATCGATATCGACACTGCCAGAGGTCTGGAAGGGATGATGGCGGCTATCACGCCATTCCTGGCCCGTACTGTTCGTTCTCGGCGTTCCGCGGCACCCAAGATTGATGATGTCTTCACGGGCGGGTTGAGTGCAACTGAGGGGTGGCGAACCCGCTCTGAGGCTCTGCGGCTGTCGATCACACGTGCTATCCGCCTCTCAGCATTGTCAGGTCAGCAGGATCTGGCGCTGCCGCTGTTCGGAAAAGGGGGCGTGATCGAGCGCTCTGCCCGCACGGCCCAGTCCGCAGCGCAGGAGCTGGCCCTTGCAGCGGAAACGTCCGTCAAGAAGGCGGTGGCCACGGAGTCGAGCCTGATCTCTGGATTTCGTTCAAGCTCAATGTTCGACGGCAAGACCTGTTTGCGGTGCGGAGCGCTGGATGGCGAGCTGTTTGACCGAAACATGGTTGCATTGAATCCGGCCATTCGGGGGGAGGGGGCCGCTCCATATCATCCGAATTGCCGGTGCACCATGATCCCCGAACTGCCGGAAACGGGGCCGGCCAGCGCCATCCCGGGGCCTGACGGCAAGGTCAGCAGGGGGATAACGTTCGCTGATTGGCTTGATGGGAAATCCAAGCGATATCAGGCCCGCTATTTCGGGCCTGGCCGGTATGAGCTCTGGCAGCGGGGCGACATCACGCTGACCGATTTGATCAATGGACATGGACGCGTGTTGACCCTGGATGAACTCCGGGAGAAATACAGCGGCTGATACAGCAAGAAAGGAATAGGCCCGCGCCCTGCGGGCTTTTTTTATGCCTGATGCCTGGATGGGCAGGGCGCACAGCGGCGGATGCCGCCTTCAATGCCGGATGGCAGAGGACCAACTCATGAAACTGAAACTCGATGAAAACGGAAATGTCGTGCTGCAGGACGGCAAGCCTGTGTATGTGGACGACGATGGTAAGGAAATCGCTTTTGACGCTCCGGCGACCGTCCAGACTATCGCCCGGCTGAACTATGAGGCGAAAAGTCACCGTGAGCGCGCCGAGAGCGCGGAGAAAACACTGAAGGCCTTCGAAGGCATCGCGGATCCGGCTGCTGCCATCAAAGCCATGGAAGTGGTTGCCAATCTGGATCAGAAGAAGCTGATCGACGCAGGCGAGGTTGACAAGGTAAAGGCGGAAATCAGCAAGGCGTTCCAGGCCCAGCTGGACGAAGCCAATACCAAGGTGGCGGGCTATGAGGCGCAGCTTTATGCAGAGAAGATCGGGGGCGCTTTCGCCCGCTCGAAGTTGATCTCGGAGAAGTTCGCCATCCCGGCCGATCTGGTGCAGGCACGCTTTGGCTCGGCCTTCAAGATCGAGGATGGCAAAACGGTTGCCTATGACCAAACGGGCAACAAGATCTTCTCCCGGTCGCGTCCGGGGGAGCTGGCGGACTTCGAGGAGGCGCTCGAAACACTGGTCGATCAGTACCCCTACAAGGATCAGATCCTGAAAGCGCCGGGCAGCGGTGGTATGGGCTCTGACGCTGGCAATGTCTCCGGCCGGCAGGGGACGCCAGCGGGCGATTTTGGCGGTTCGCGTGACGAGCGTCGGGCAGCGATTGCACAGAAGTTCGGTTTGCCCCAAACCTAAACAGGGGCGTTTCGGCCGCAGTCTTGGATGGGAATGTGGCGCGGTAGGGCGGATGCCCTGATCAATTTTTCTTTATTCGCTCTATCAAATACTTAGAGGATCATCATGTCTCTTTCCCAAATGCAGGTTTTCAACCAGTACATCATGCCGGCGACCATCGAGACGCTGGCTCAGATGGTGCAAAAGTTCAACCAAGCCAGCAATGGCGCTATCCGACTGACCACAGAGGGCTTCGACGGCGATTTTCTGCAGGAGTCGTTCTTCGCCGCTATCCATTCGGCGCAACGCCGTGTTAATCGTTACGCGCCGCAGAAGCAGGCCACGCCCACGGATCTGAGCCAAGTCAAGCACAGCTCTGTGAAGATCGCCGGCGGTTTCGGCCCCATTCGCTTCGAGCCAGCGCAGCTGACTTGGCTGAACAAGCCCACGGCCGAGGGTATCGAGGTCGCCTCGCGCAACTTCGCCGAGGCCATGATGGCCGACCAGCTCAACACAGCAATCGCGGCCCTGGTGGCGGCGATCAGCAACAATCCCGACGTGACCAAGGATGTTTCGGCCACTGAGGGCGTGAGCTACATCGCCATGAACGAAGCCCACGGCAAGTTCGGCGATCACTCCGGCAATTTGGTGGCGCAGGTGATGAACGGTACCGCCTATCACAAGCTGATCGGCCTGAACTTGGCCAATGCTCAGAACCTGTTCCAAAGCCAGAACGTCCTGGTGGTGAATATCCTGGGCAAACCAGTGGTGGTGACCGATGCGCCCGCATTGGCGACCGCGGCCGTTGCCGAGCCGGCAGCGCCCGCCAAGCTCAAGGTGCTGTCGCTGGCCGAAGGGGCTGCGACGGTCTTTGACGGCGGTGACGTGATCAGCAACATTGAAACGTCCAACGGTCAGACCCGCATTGAAACCACGCTGCAGGTGGACTATTCCTTCGGCCTGGGCCTGAAAGGCTATACCTGGGACGAAGGAAACGGCGGTAAATCCCCGGGCGATGCGGAGATCGGCACTGGCAGCAACTGGGTCAAGACCGCCACCAGTAACAAGCACACCGCGGGTGTGATCACCATCGGTGACGCTTCCAAGTGAACCCGACGGCTGGCCTTCGGGCCGGCTACGTCCGCAAGGAGTCTACAGTGAGTCAAGAACCGAAAATCAAGTATGAACCTCATCCTGTATCCCCTGAGCGTAAAGCAGAGCTGCGCGCCGAAGGATACAAGATCCTTGATCTGCGCTTTGCGCCAGCGGGCTACAAGGCTGTGGCAACGCCAGATCAGCCTGCTGGCCAGCTTGTCGGCAGCACAGAAGATGGGCTCGAGGGGCTGGAAATCGAGGAACTTCGCATCCTTGCACAAGAACGCGGTGTGACTGTGCACCATAATGCCGGTGCCGATAAGATCCGCCAGGCCTTGCGGGATGCCCAGGCCGCACAGGCAAGCCACGCATAAATGGCCATGGGGTAAGTCGATGACGCTTATTGAACTTCTCGATTTCATTGCGCCAGGCCTTGTGGCAACGGACGATGAGAAAGCTGCGGCCCTGCTCATCGCTGCCCCATATCGTCCATGGTGTCTGACCGAAGCGTTACAGGATGAAGCGCAGGTCCTGTATGCGGCCTGGGTGCTGACTCTGCGTGCTCAAAATCAGGCAGGTGGTGTGCGGGAGTTCGGCGTTGTATCAGAGTCTGAGGGTGATCTGTCCAAAACCTACGGGGATGCGGGCGCGGTGCTGGACTCCGCCGGCTTCAAGGCACGTTTTGATGCGCTGGCCAAGCGGTGCGGCGCCCGTTTGGTGCGGGGGGGATGTGCGCGATGAAAGTCAATGATCGCGGGTTCGAGGCCATCGTGCGCGAGACTAACCGCTTGGCGGGCCTGGATATCGTGGCCGGTGTGCTGCCCAAGGATGCGGACAAGACCTACCCCAATGGCATGACGGTGCTGGAGGTGGCCTTGCTGATGATATATGGCACGGCCACCATTCCCGCGCGGGATTTCATGACCGGAACGGCCAACGCGTACGAGCATAAAACGGCGGACGTGATGCAGGATTACGCCGGAAAGGTCATGGATGGATCGCTGAGTCCGCAAGCGGCGGCCGATGAGCTGGGCCTGTGGTTTCGTGGTCGGATCAATGCTCACATCGATAATGGCCCGTGGGAAGACAATGCGGAGTCCACGATTCGGCGCAAAGGCCGCAATCAGCCGCTGGTCGATACCAAATTCCTCTACAACACCCTTGATCATGAGGTCCGAAAACGATGAGCTTTCGTAAACCGCACCAGATCATCCTGTGCGGGGAGGGGAAGTACGTCCAGGGCAAATGGGTGGACGGTATGGAGCAGGAACCTATCACCATCATGGCCTCCGTCCAGCCGGCCACCGCGGGCGATTATGACCAGATGCGGGCTGAGCCCGGCGGACGGCGGATCGAGCGCATGGTCCGGATGTACACCGATGCTCGATTGCCGGTTGCTGGCGAGGACGGCTCGAATGGCGCCATTTTGCTGTGGGAGGGCGGGCGGTACGTGCTGATTGCCGTCAGCCCATGGCGGAGCACGGCGCTCGCGCATTTCCGGTACCTGGCCGCTCTGGGGGGTGATGATGAGCAACGCCCGTGACGATTTCTACACCTTGATCTCGACCGCCGCGGCGCCGTGCCTGGTGATATACAGCGACCAGAACGGTAAGGCGCCGGCCCGGCCCTACATCACACTGTCGGTGCAGGTTGGCCGGCCGGGCCCGAGTCATCATGGTCCGGTCAATAACGACGGGATTCGGATCATCAGCTCCCACCGGCCGGTCTCGATACAGCTGCAGTGCTACGGCGCAGATAGCCTGGAGATCCTGGACCGCCTACAGTTGGCTTTGCAGCGTGAGGCCATCCAGGAGCTGAGCGAGCAGCTGAATATCTCCACGCTGCGGCCGGTCCGCCTGCAGCCCGTTCCGGCGCTGGTGGAGGGGGTGACGTACGAGCCGCGCGCGATCCTTGATCTGGAGTCCATGTATACGGCCAGCATCGAGGACAACGTGGGAGTCATCGAGTCCGTGGAGATCACGATGGACACCTCCCCGGGCGAGTCGTCACCCAGAACTTTCATGACCCTTTTACCCTGATCTCCAATTTTTCATTGCCACAGCCACCGCCACGGTGGCTTTTTTCTTTTTTGGGAGCCACCCATGGCAAATTTGGACCGGATCGCAAACGTGACGATTGCATTGCGCACGACCGCGATCAACGAACGCTCTTTCTCGGACATGCTCATCCTGGGCAGTCATGTCCTGTCCACGGCGCGCGCCATGACCATCACCGGCGCGGACGAGCTGCTGGACATGGGCCTGCCTGATACGGATCCGCTGTACCTGGCCGCGCGCGACGCGTTTGCGCAGATCCCGGCCGTGCGGCAGGTATTTATCGGCCGGCGGCGAGTCGATGAGGTGAAAATCACCGTCACACGCGCGGTCGGCGATGCCAATTACATCGCCAAGCTGCGCTGGCGCGACTCGGAGGGGAAACAGGCCGAGGCGGAGGCCAGATACACGGCGCTGGACAGCGAATCGACCGCGGCCATCGCTACCGGATTGGCTGCCGCGATTACGAGCACAGCGGCTCCATTCACGGCTACGGCTGCCTCAGACGTGGTGACGGTGACAAGCGCCACCGCCGATGCGGGTATGGCGATACAGCTGCAGGGCAACCTCTCCATGGAGGTGACGCCCAGCACGGAAACCGTCACGCAGGCGCTGGCCGCTATTGCCAACGGGCCGTTCAATTGGTATGGCTTGGTCATCACCAGTCGGGACAAGGCCGACGTCAAAGCCGCTGCTGCCTGGGCCGAGTCCAACGAAAAGCTGTTCGGCACGGCTTCGGCAGATTCCGGCATTATCGATCCGGACGTGACCGATGATCTGGCGTCCGAACTGCAGGCCAACCAGTATTTCCGCACGTCCGGGTTCTATAGCGCCCAGGCCGCGACTCAGTATCCGGAGGCGGCCATCATGTCGTCCATGTTCACCTACTACCCAGGCCAGGAGACCTGGGCGTTGAAGAAGCTGGCCGGCATTGCCTTTGACAAGCTCACTGAAGGGCAGGCCATCACGGCGCACAGCAAAAACTTCTCGACCTTCGAGCCATTCGACAACTTCGCCGTCACTCAGGGCGGCAAGACGTGCGCCGGCGAGTGGATCGACGTCATCCGCCTGCGTGATGCTCTGGTCGACCAGATCAAGGTCTCGGTGGTTTCGGCCATGATCAATGCGGATGGGAAATTGGCTTACGTTGATGATGGGATTCAGGTGATCGGGAATGGGATTCGTGCCCCCCTGGACCTGAACGTGCGCCGGGGCGGAATCGCTCCCGAGGAGTTGGACGAGAACGACCGCATCGTGCCCAGCTACACGCTGAGTCTGCCGCGCGCCAGTCGGGTACCGTTCAACAACAAAGCCAACCGGGTGCTGCGCGACGTCTATTTCAAGGCCCGCCTGGCCGGCGCCATCCATGTCACCGAGATCAATGGCAGTCTGAGCTACGCCCTGTAATGAACCCTGCCCGGCTGCGCGCCGGGCTTTTTCTTTTTGGAGCCTGGAATGGCAAATGATGTGAAAACCTACGACCCCAAGCAGGTCAAGATCACGGTGGGGGCGCACACCATCACCGGGGTGGCGGACGGTACGTTCATCACCATCGAACCCACTGGCGACGGGGTGACCAGTGTGGCAGGAGCCTATGGCGACGTGGCGCGCTCCATGAGCCACGACCCGCGGCACACGATCGCAATCACCCTGCAGCAGACCAGCCGATCCAATGACGTGCTGTCGTCGCTGCGCGACGTGGACCGATTGTCTGGCGGTTCCGGCGCTTTTCCCATTCAAGTGACGGACCTGCGCGGCGGCACGCTCTTCGCTGGCACCGCCTGGGTGGTCAAGAAGGCCACGGCGACGTTTGCCAGCGGTACCGAGAACAAGGAATGGCCGCTCGAAGCTGTCGGCGCATTCACCAATGGAGGTAACGACTGATGACCCGCCCAGTTGAAGTTACGGTCAACGACACCGCATTTTTCATCACGCCAATGGACGCCTTCGAGGCGCTGGAGGTGTTCGGCGACCTGCAGAAAGATTTGCTGCCTGCAATCGGCGACTTGCTCGCCGTAGGCCTGAGCGAAGACGGGGACGACCAGGGCGAACAGGCCATGGCCAGCGCCATCGAGAAATTGTCCTCCAGGCTGGACGGCCAGCAGCTCAAGGCCTGGGCTGACCGCTTGATCACCAAAGATTCCATCGCTGTGTCGATCAACGGCAAGGACATGGCGCTGGATGCGGTCGCGCGAACCATGGCCTTCAGGGAATTCACCGACATCCTGGAGCTGCTGTTCCATGTCATCAAGGTGAATTTCGCAGGCCCTTTGGGGCGTTGGCTCAGCCGTTCTGGTCTGGACCTGAGCCGAATCCAACCAGACCAGTTGGGCGCTATCGCCCGGAAATCGAGCGGGAATTCCTGATCTGGCGGCCGGTGATGGCCGGCCGGGTCACCGTCGGCGAGATCCGCCGGCGGGAGGTCCTGCTGCTCGACCTCATCAAACTCAACCATCTCATGGACGCCGAGACGGCAGCAGAGGATGCTGCCCGCCAGGCGCATAAACAATGACCATTGTTCGAGAACTCGTCACGCTCCTGCGCTACCAGATCGACGAATCCGGCCTGAAGAAGGACGCCCAGGTTATTCAGTCCTGGTGGCGTCGGGTTGTGGGCATTGGGCGTGCCCAGAAAGCGGAACTGGCCAAAGCACTGGAGGGCCAGGTCAGTGGAGATGGTGTCCTCGGCAATGCCAAGCGGGCGCTCGAGGGCTCCAGAGAGGCGGCCCGTCAGGTGGCGCAGGAGATGGCGGGTGTTCGTAATGAGACGCACAAGACCGAGGCTGCTCAGAAGCAGGTCAACGCGGCTCAAAGGGCGTCCGCGGACAACCTGAAGGCCGTGGGTCGGCAGCAAGCGAGTCTCACGTCTTGGTGGCGTCAGGCCGTGGGCGTGGGGCGTGCGGCCTCTGAGGGCTGGCGCCAGGGCGTGCGCGGCGTGCTGAACGAGTACGGCCTGGTTCCTGGCCGGGTCATTCGCGGCATTATCGAGCAGCGCCGGCTCAACCGAGAGCAGCGGGAGTCGGCCAAGAACGTGAAAGCCGTGGGAAGGCAGTACACCGCTTTGGCTGGCACGATCCGAAACCTCTTCGGTGCATACCTGGGGTTTGAAGGGATAAAGGGGTTCCTGAACGCTGGGGACGAGTTCGGCCAGATCGAAGCCCGGCTGAAGAACGCCACCAGCAGCTACGGCGAGCTCATCGCCGTGGACAAAGAGCTGGCCGCCAACTCCCGGGAGTCGTATAAGCCGTTCGCAGCCAATGCAGAGCTGTTCATCCGCACCAATGACGTGATGAAGGCCCTGGGCAAGACGACGCGCGACACGCTCGATGTGGTCTCGGCCACGAACCTGTCCCTGGCCGCCAGCGGCGCAACCGCTGACAAAGCGTCCTCGTTCATCGACCAGTTTTCCAAGGATCTGGGCCTGGGTGCGCTCAGCGCCAACGGGTTCCAGAGCATGGTGGCCAACAACCAGCGCATGCTCAAGTACCTGGTGGACGGGCTCAACGAGACTCATCCAGCCCTGGGCGCCACCATGGCCAACTTCCAGAAGTTGGTCAAGGCGGGCAAGATCACGACGGACGTCATGATTCCGGCTCTGCGCAGCCAAATGGCGAAAATGCGCAAGGACGTAGAGGACATGCCCGTGTCCATGGGCGATGCCGTTACGGTCTTCCGGGACAAAATGGCCCGGGTCAGCTGGGAGATGGAAAAGAAGTACGGGATCATTCGCAAAATGACTACCGCGCTGGGCTTTCTGGGCGATAACCTGCGCGAGATCCTGCATCTGCTGTGGCTGGTGGGAATGTCCTGGGGGATGGCGCGCCTAACCGCAGGGGTTGCAGCGCTTGCCGGTAAGGGGGCCTCGCTCTCCAAGATATTTCGCAGCCTGGTAGGTTTGGCTGGCGTGCTGATCAAGCGGTTTTGGAAGTTTGCCCGCCCGTTTTTGCCCTGGCTTTTCATCATGGAAGCCATTCACCTCATTTTCGATGACGTGATGACCTGGCTGCGGGGCGGTGAGTCGTTGCTTGGGACCATTATTGGGCGGTCTGAAAAATGGAAAAATGAAATTCAAGCTGTACGTGACGCGCTGACGCAGGTGAAGAACTTGCTAGGCGGCGGTGACCAAGAGCTGGGTAAGTGGGTTGCCAAGTGGGGTACTCTGAGCGTGTTGGCGACGGGTCTTGGTTTGATTTTGTGGAAGATTGTCAAGGTCTTTTGGGGAATCGGCAAGCTTGTATGGGGTCTTGGCACGCTTCTATGGGGGCTTCGTGGGCCGCTGCTCGCCATCGGTAGGTTTCTGCTTCGTTGGCTTGTGGCGCCAGTTCTGAGCGCCATTGCCGCCGTCATCGGCTGGCCCGCGCTTCTGGGCATTGCGCTGGCCGCCATGGTGGCGCTGGTCATCGCCAAGTTCGACGTGATCCGTGACTTTATCAATGGGGTCTGGGATAACGTGACGGGCTATTTCAGCAAAAAATGGGATGAGGCGCTTAAGTGGCTTGAGGACAAGCTCAAGAGCGTGCTGCCTGATGGGTGGGTGCTATCTCAAGACGAGGCTTCTAAGCAGCGGGAAGAGCTTGGTAAAAAGGACCCTCGCAACTTATGGAGTAAACGTAGTCCCAATATGGGGGCTTTGCAGCGTCCACAATCTCACGCTCTAAGCCAAAACAACAGCATCGTGAACAACACCACCATAAACGCAAACACCGATAATCCGGCGGCCTTGGCCAATGCGGCAGGTCAGGCTGTTGGCCGGGCCACGGATCGAGTGGTGAATGCGCGGTGGTCGCCTCCTAATGTAGAGGCCCTAGCTTAGCTTTACATTCTTCGGTACCGACCGCCATGACTACGGAGGTTGCTGCTGGGGTGTGGCGAATGTTCTTGTTGGCTGCAAGGTACCCGATGATGACGTTTTTTAAATCGTCGTTGGTGTCAGCTATGTTGTATGCCAAGCAATCCTCATCGGACCCATCGATGAACCCACGCAGATCTATACCTTGGAAAATACCAAGGATTATGTATGTGCAGGCGTTATAGCCGCCTGGTTTGCTACAAATGTCGTACAACTGCTGACTGGTGAAGTAATCAGGCTTTTCCGTCTCGGGCTTCTCCGTCTCCGCCTGCGCCCCAAAACAAGCCGCTGCCAATAGTCCCCCCGCCAAAAAACGCTTCATTTGTATGCCCCTGTAGGTTCTCGTGGAGAGAGCATTATAGGATCGGATCTACCGCCGCCTTTTGGCGGCTTTTTTTTTGGACGCACCAAATGGCCTTTGTGTCTCTACTGTTCGGTTTGGCTGGCAACCAGACCATGGTGGGTAGTGTGCCGCTGGACGCGCTGCTGACCGAGGATACCGAGCTGTCCGCGAACGCCAGCCAGTACGCGGTCGAGGACGGCACGGTGATCTCTGACCACATCACCCAGGAGCCGGAGCGCCTGTCGCTGTCCGGGGTGGTGACCGCGGCGAGCATTTTTACTTTCGGCGCCGGTGGCCGCTCCAAGCTGATCGCTGCCAAGGACGCGCTGCGCCAGATCCATGAGCGTCGTGTGCCTATCACGATCATCACGGGTTCGGACGTGTACGTGAACTTTGCCATGGTGAACGCGCGGATCTCGCGCAGCAACGAGGGCGAGCAACTGAGCCTGAGCTGTGGATTCCAAAAAATCAACGTGACCCAGCTGCGCGAGGCAGATATTCCGCCGGCCAAGGTGGCCCCGTCCGCTAAAGGCAAGGCAGGCCAGACGGCGGCCAAGGGCGGCAAGGTCAGCGATGCCACGGCTGAGAAGGTGCCGCCGTCGGTTGTGGCGAGAAGAACAGGGTTGGGAACATGATCAAGATACCTCTGGTGGACCAGAACAGTTTCGTGATCGAGGCCAGTCTGGACGGCGCCACGTACTTCCTGCGGTTCGACTGGAACAGCGAGGCCGAAATCTGGGTGCTGGGCCTGCAGGACGCCAGCACGGCCTCTGTCCTGCAGGGCGTTGTGCTGGTGCCGAACAGCCCTCTGCTGGAGCAATTCCGGCATTTGGCCGTGCCGCCTGGGGAGTTTGTGGTGGACGCGCAGGACGACAACCTGCAGCTCGGGCGGGACTCGTTCCTGACCGGCCAGGCCACCCTGTATTACGTGGGCGAGGACGAGTATGGCGCGCTTCGATAGGGTTTACCGGCTGCTGGTGGGCCGGCCTGGGCAGAAGGGGATTGAGATCGTGCCCCCGCTGCGGATCACCTTCGACATCTCGAAAGACACCGGAGAGGAACCCAACGAGATCAAGATTCGGATCTGGGGCCTGAGCCCGGCGACCCGGGAGGCGATTGTCGAGCCGGATAACGTCGCCGCGCTGTACGCAGGGTATGAGCAGGAGGACGGCGCGCTGCTGATGGCCTACGGCACGGTGCTGCAGGGCTGGACGTTCTTTGACGGGCCCGACGTCATCACCGAGTTGGACGTGCTGGACGGCTATGCCCAGATCCGGGATACGGTCGTGAGCCTGGGCTACGGCCCAGGCGTGCGGGCGCGCCTGATCATCGAAGGCATCGCCCGCCAGATGGGCCTGCGCCTGGTCATGGCCGAGGACGTGCCGGACCGGGTCTGGCAGAACGGGTTCAGCTATTACGGCGCCGCGCGCGTGGCGCTGCACAAAGTTGTCCAGGGCACGGGGCTGGAGTATTCGATCCAGAACGGCGAGCTGCAGGTGATCGCGCGGCGCGGCACTACCGCCCGCCAGGGGTTCGTGCTGGCGGCCGACAGCGGGCTGATCGGGTTTCCGGAGCGCATGCGCCAGGGCGCGCGCGAGAAGGCCAAGGTCAAGGGCCAGCGCACCGGTGACAACCGGGACATTGTGTCCGCCCGGCAGCAGCGCGACGGCTGGCGAGTGGTGTCTCTGCTGCTGCCCACCTTGAACCCGGGCGACCTGGTCAAGCTGGAGAGCCGCACGGTTCAGGACTGGTTCCGCATTGAGCGGCTGCGACACACCGGCGACTGGGGTGGGCAGGGGGACTGGATCACAGAGCTGGAGCTTGTCGATCGCAACGCGCCGCCCAAGAAGAAGGGGGGGAAATCATGAATGAACTGATCGCCGCTGCACTGGCGGAAATGAACGTGTGCATGCCGGGCAAAGTGGAGGCCTACGACGGCAAGACGGTGACAGCCCGGCCGGCCATGCCCAAGCAACTGGCCAACGGCGAGACATTGGCTGCGCCGCTGATTGTGCAGGTGCCGGTGTGCTGGCCGATTGCCGACGGCGGCCGCGCCATGATCACGGTGCCGCTGAAAGCCGGAGATCCGGTGGTGCTGCATTTCTCACAGCGCAGCCTGGAGAACTGGCTGTCGGGCTCGGACCAAGCCCCCGATGACCCGCGTCAGTTCGACCTGACAGATGCATTTGCCACGCCGGTAATGCGGCCCGGGCCCCAGGCCGACACCGAGAATGTGTCGATCCAGTACGGGCCGGGATCCATGAAGCTGGCGCCCGACGGCAGTCTGACCATTCGCGTGCCGCGCAAGCACGTCATTGCAGATGAGACGGTCTTCGATAGCCCTGTCACGATCAACGGCCTGCTGACCTATACCGCGGGCATGGCCGGCTCGGGCGGCCAGGGTAACTCGATCAGCATCAAGGGCGGCGCAAACTTCGAAGGCGGCCAGATCACGCACAACGGCAAGCGCATCGACTCTGGCCACAAGCACAACAATGTGCAGCCGGGCGGAGGTATTTCTGGGGAGGTTGTGTGATGGGTTGGGACTTGAAGCTGGACGGCCGGCATGACTTGGCGCTCTCGCGTGACCAGGACCTGGTGCTGGTCGGCGGGGCCGACCGGATCCGCCAGCAGATCACGGTGACTCTGCTCACGTTCCTGGGTGAGTGGTTCCTGGACGAGACCTGGGGCGTGCCGTATCTCGAAAAAATCATGGTCAAGGCCCCAAGCCGGGCCGAGATCGAGAATATCGTGCGCGCCAAGGTGCGCGACGTGCCCGGCGTGATCGCCGTGCCCACGGTGCAGGTGGAGGTCGACGCCCAGGCGCGCCGCGGGCGCATCACGCTGCCCGATATCGAAACCGACGAGGGACTGATCGAGGTCTCCGTCATCCAATAGGACATTGAAACATGGCTGATTACGGTGTGACCCCGGAGGGGTTCGTGCGCCCGCGCCTGCCCGAGATCCGGATGGAGATCATCGAGGACCTGCGCCGAAACCTGCGCGCCAAGGGCTTGCCTGACGATATCGAAACCCGGCCGGACTCGGTGATGGGCGTGTTGATCGACACGTTTGCCGAGCGTGAGGCCGCGCTCTGGGAGATGGGGGAGGGTGTCTATTATGCGATGTACCCGGGATCGGCCACCGGCGTATCGCTCGACCGATCGGTTTCGTTTTCGGGCGTGCGGCGCCTGCAGGACGAGCGCAGCCGGACCTATGTGGTGGCGTATGGGCTGCAGGGCACGCAGATCCCGGCGGGCGCACAGATCCGGCATCGCAGCACGCAGAACATCTGGCGGATGAGAGAGGATGTCACGATCAGCGCTGCTGCGGCTGCGGACGTGCGGATCGTGCCGGTGGTCCAGCCCTCTGCCGCATACAGGGTGACCGTGGACGGCGTGCCCTACACGTACACCAGCAGGGCGGACGCCACGATTGCGGCGGTGCTGGCCGGCCTGGTGGTTGCGTTGGCTCCCAGCGGCCTGCAGGTCTCCAGCGATGGCGCGACCATTCGTCTGGTATCCGTCGCGAGCGTGGCCGTCAGTATCCAGCTGAGCAGCAACCTCTCATTTGGTGAGGTGGGCTCGGCAGTCCTGGCCGAGACCGTGGACGCGATCCCCGAGGTTGCGGAGCCTGGGGACCTGGACTCGATCGTAACGCTTGTGCCGGGCTGGGTCCGCGTGACGAACCTGCAGGCCGGTACCGTGGGGCGCCAGCGCGAGACGGATGCTCAGCTGCGCGCGCGGTACCGCTTGGGCGTGTTTCGGTTTGGGGCGGGCACATTACCCAGCATCGGGCCCAACATCCTCAACAATGTCCCGGGCATCATGGACATTCGGGTGTTCGACAACAAGACCGACCTGGTCGATGCGGCCGGGCGCAAGCCTCACAGCGTGCATGTGATCGTGGACGGCGGCATTGACGACGATATCGCCCAGGCGATCTATCGCTACAAAAGCGGCGGAATCGACACGAACGGCGCCGTGGTCAAGGTGTTGGACACCCCGGAGGGGCAGCAGATCATCCAGTTTGATCGGCCCCAGCCCGTATACGTGTGGGTGCGCGCGCAGGTCACGCTGCTGCCGACCGATGAGCAGGCGTTTCCCCCCGATGGATTCGGGCAGATTGAGAGGGCGATCCTCGAGACCGGGTCAGGACACACCATCGGCCAGGACGTGCGGCATCAGCGGTTTTTCTGCCTGATCTACGGAACCAAGGGCATTGCCGAAGTGGACCTGCGGCTGGCGCATTCGACGGACCCCAAGTTCGTGCCCAAGCCGACCGACTACAAGGCGGCCAACATCGAAATCGGGGACGCTCAGAAAGCGGTCTTCGACGCCAGTCGCATTGAGGTGACCTGATGAATCTGGAACAAGATCATGCGGATATCGCCTGGAGTCACTTCCTGGGGCAATACGGCGGCTCGCCGCGGCTGGAGTCGCTGGTGCGCGCCTTGTATGCGCCGCTCCAGCACCAGCAGCTCAAGGCATTGCACGACGAGCGATGGCTGGATACGGCGGTTGGCCGGCAGCTCGATGGAATCGGCGAGATCGTCGGCCAGTCGCGGGAGATCGAAAACTCCATCTATGTGCAGTTTTTCGGGTTCGTAGGACAGCCTGCCACGGCCGGGTTCGGGCAGGCCCGGATCCGGCGCGAGCATGAGAGCGAAACATCCGGGTCGACTAGGCTGCTCGATGCGGAGTACAGGCGAATCCTGTACTGGAAAATCGCCGTCAACAATGGCCATGGCACGACGCCTGAAATTGCGGCCGCTTTGAAAACCATCTTCGAGGTGTCCCAGGTCCGGATCAAGGACGTGGGCAACGCAAAGGTCAATATCTGGATCAATGCGCTGCCCGGGCCCAGTAACCCGTTGATGTCTGACCCATACCGTTGGGTCCCGACCGCTGCCGGTGTCGGGGTGCACATATTCACTGGGTCCAATGAAAAACCGTTCGGTTTCGTCAGCCAGGGCTTCTACGGCTTTGGCACTGGGATGCTGGCACGGATAGTTTGAAACAAATATTGCCGACAACGCGCAGTTGTGGCCGCCGCCTTCGGGCGGCTTTTTTTATGGGGTATGGAAAATGGCAGTGGTCAATTTTTATTCCAGCTTTGAATATAAATGGGGGCAAACTGGGGGCGTCATTGATTTCCAGGATGACCAGTACAAAATCGGCTGGGCATTCATCGGGTCCACGCCCCCGTCGGTGGAGCAGTTCAACAAACTGCAGCAACTGAATGATGAGAAGTTCAGCTGGTTGTGGGGGCAGTTCAAGGCGGCGGCAGACGCGCGCAAAGTGGTCCTGGGGGCCGATGACTCGCTTGGCCTGAATAAGATCCTCGCTGCGGCAACGCCTGACGCTACCACCTCGGTCAAGGGGCTGACCGCCTACGCGACAGACGCGGAGGCACAGGCGCTCACCAGCAAGACCAAGGCGTTGACGCCCTACGGGCTGGGGCTGAGTTTGAAGGACGCCACTACCGCCGTGAAGGGGCTGACCGCCTATGCGACAGACGCGGAGGCGACGGCGCTCACCAGCAAAACCAAGGCGCTGACACCGTACGGGCTGGGGCTGAATGTGCAAGCGTTTCCGAATGACACTGGAGCTGGGAAACTTCTAGCTGTCGGGAGGTCCTTCGGCATTGGAAGTTCAAGTGCTCTGGCGTCTTATGATCTGTGGCCTTCTGCATCACTGAATGACGCAAATGTCCCATCAGGCCCTTACTACACGAACAGCACAATCTCTGATCGTCCGAATAATGCGGGTGGGATAATTTGGCACCGTCAAGCAGGGTCTTTGGTTTCTCAACTCTATGAGCTTGGAGGGGCCGGCGGTCTGCTTCATCGAAATGGCTTAACAGCGGCGTGGAAGGAGGTGCTGAACGTAGGTGATTATGGCGTGGGCGGTGGCACTGCCACGCCGCCCAATGGACGCGACGGCGTGAATCCCATGGGTTGGTATTACCGGGCCACCGCTCGGCCATCGTTTGGTGGCGGATCATTCTTTCTGGAGCTTCCGTATAACTCTGTTGTGGGAGGGTGTAGGTTTTCCAACGACCCGTACACAAACACCTTCTATCTGAATAGCTGGAACAAAGACACTGGTACGTACAATCCGGCCGTGGTGCTGTTCCATACTGGCAATTTTGACCCCGATACCAAGGCGGACAAAACGCCAGCATCACAGTCAGCTCTTGGCTTGATAAAGATCGCGACAACGGCGCTCGCTCAGGGGCTGACGAATGACACGGATGCACTGACTCCGAAGAAGCTAGCTGATGTGTTTCTGAAACGCTCGTTCACGCAAAACTCCTGGTATCAGGTTTTCCCAGGAGGGCTGATTGTTCAAGGCGGGTATGTCAAGGACTACAGCAATTACACAATCACGCTCCCAACGGCATTTCCAAACGGTGTACTTGGGCAACCGATTGCCTGTGCGATTGGCGCTGAGGCTGCAGCTCCTGCTGCTGCGGCGTTTCCTGAAACGTCCGTTGTGATTGGGAACCAATTCAAGATTTTCACCTATACCCCACCATCTGCCGCCGGCGGGCCATGGGGGACTGGTCCTCGGGCCGTCGCCTGGGTCGCATTTGGCTATTAAGGAGTTCATCATGGCCGTTTTTTACTCGAGCAGCCGAAACGGGTTCTACCCTGAAGACGTGCTAGCCCTGATGGGCGAAGCGACTCTCCCGACAGATCTCGTAGAGATAGAGGATCAACTGTATGCGCACTGCCTCGAAGCTCCATCGCGTGGAGAGCATGTCGTGCCAGGTGAGGATGGGTTGCCCACCACTGTCGCTTTGCCTGGCCCATCACCAGAAGAAACATTTGCGCAAAATGTTCGGACTCGAGATCAGCTTCTTGGGTGGGCAGCGCTCAATATGGCGCCGCTGAGCGATGCGGAGGATATCGGCATCGCTACAGCTGCCGAGTCGGCTCTACTGCTTCAGTGGCGCCAGTATCGCGTTGCCTTGGGCCGCATTGATCCAGCAGCATCAGATATTGTTTGGCCTGAGCCACCGAGCAGCAGCAGTACGGACAAGCTGCAGGACGAGGCCGGAGAAGGCGCGGGCGACGTTGATCGCGGTCAGCTCGACGGGGAGGAAGAGCCTGGCAGCGCATAGGCAGGCTGCAATACTCACTACGGCAATCAGGGCCCCCTCCTGGGGGGTAACTGAATTGCCGTTTTCGAAGTACAGGTACATTGTGGAGCTGAGGCTGCAGATGATCAGCATGTGCGTCAGATACAACGGGAACGAAACCTGCCCCAGCCACTGCGAGAGACGGGTGGACAGCATTGCCTGCAGGGTAGGAGAGAGCAGCACCGCCAAAACAATTGCCGCCGCATAGCATGACAGTGCGGTGAAGCCGTCTCCCATGTAGCGCAGCATTGTGACGGGGAGCGTAGCGGCAAGCAGACAGAAGCCGGCGGTATTGTTGCGGGGAATCCAGCCCTGCGCGCTGCAGAGGGCCAGCAGCATGCCCAGGGCGAAGGCCACCAAGTGTTCGTTGTAGCGTGTGGCCCAGAATGCGAAAGCGGCGATGGCCACCAGTTGCATCATTCGGTTTCGGCCGGCCAGTAGCAACAGGCCAAAAATAACCATGGACCCCAACATTTCGATCCACATCGTCCAGAGTGCCGAATTGTAGGATGTGGGGCCGTCGTAGTTTGCATAGACGTTCCAGAGTCCAAATTGCAGCGCCCCCGGTAGGGAGCCTTGAAACTGGTAGAACGATTCAAGCCAAGCGCTTGATGCCGCTTGGCCAGCAGGGATATTGGCGAACAGTCCGAGTTTCATGGACAGCAGGGCCAGCAGCGTGGTCGTCAGAATCGGGATGGTCAGCCGCGGGTATCGACGGAGCGCCAGCGTCACGACGGCTTTGCGCTGTCCGGTGCGGAAAAAACCGATAGAGAGGACATAGCCCGACAGCACGAAAAAAACGTACACAGCCATCTGCCCGTCTGTGAAGAACGGGAAGATGTTCTGTAGCAAGCCCTGGGTCAAAAACATGGGTCCGAGGTGACTGCCAACGACGAATAGGGCGGCCCAGCCACGCAGCCCATCAAGATAATGTTCACGCATATCGCAAGTGTAATTGAACGTTAATGATTTTTTTCAGAAGCCGCCTTCGGGTGGTTTTTTTACGTCTGCCGCAAGCGCGGCGCTTCACGGGAGACAGCCATGCCGACCGTATCAATCAAGGAGAAGGACTTGGAACCGACAAGCACGGGGACTTCGGCGGCCGGCCTGGCCGTCTGGAAAGCAATGGGAGGGATTGCTGGCATGGGCGCCATCGGCGCGGGCCTGGCCACGCTGGTGGTGATGTGCATTCTGCGGCCGCGCACGCAGTCCGAATGGATTGTGGGCGTGATCAGCACAGTGGTGGCGTCGATCTCGGGAGGAGCGGCCGTGATCCAGCATTTCGAGCTGCACCACTGGGCGAACAACCCGGTGGGCCTGGTGGCCATGCTGGGCCTGGCGTTCGCCTGCGGGCTGCCTGGCTGGGCGGTGGTGCG